GATGGATTGGTCACGTCTGGGGCTCGTCACGCCATCAGACCACGACGGCTTATGGAAACATGGCGTCGGCCGCTGCAATTACCGCAGGCGTCTCAGCAGGGGCTGCCACTGAACCAGCAGCGAAGGGCTTCACAATGATCCGTCCAGCCACGAGGGGGTGAGCGAGCTCCACAGCGGTGAGATGTCGAATGAACATGGCTGACTGAGCGGCATTGGCAGCATCATAAGCAGCTTGAGCAGCAGCGTCGATCAATCCTGAAGCGAACCAGGCAGCGTGTCTAGCGACAGACAAGTCGACGTAGTTGTACCGATCGAGGTTACGGGTGTTGGCACCGGCGCCAGATAAGCCCGGGATGTTCTGACCGTAAGCGGGGAGGCGCGCGTTGGCGATTGGCGCGGGGATGGGGCGCGGGCAGGATGTACATTGAGCAAGCAAAGACAGAGAGATGTGGAGCATAGACTGCTGCCAGTGGGGAGAATTGCAAGCCACGTACCGAACGATGATATTGGGAGGGGCGCCAGTGCGGGCTCCGTCGTTCCATCGTAGGGACGCTTCGTCTTGATTGTTGGCAGGCTTGGGAAAGGCGAAGTAGAAGCCTTCACAAGTACGATTGCGATGGAGTCTTCCGGTGATGGAGCCGAATAAGATGCAAGCGAGCCACTGGTAGACCTGGGCCTGTATTGCATCAGCAGGCTGTGGGAGCTGGCCACTGTAAGTGTAGGCTTGAATGGCTAGTTGGGTGGCGGATAATCCGACGTAAGATTGCATGGAGGTGTAAACCATGGTCGGAATGGCCGTAGCGGGACGTTCAAGCATAACCACAGGCCCGATGTCAGTTATCGACCAGAGAGACATGACGTGTATGTCGAGATTAACAGGCCACATGACGTCAAAATTAAGGGCGTAATCTGGGTAGTTGGCGGAGTCAAGCGGTCTGCTAGCAACCGGAGCCCAGAAGGGAGGGAAGGGCGGCTGGGGGGCGACAGGTGCTCTGGGAACATGGAACGAACTAAGAATCCGATCTCTCCAGGTAACATTTCGGAATTGAGTGATCTGTCCGGCGTCGAAGGCGCTGAGGTGGGCACCGAGGAGGGCGTTGAGGATGAGATGGCGAGCGGCGACTGTTGGGTATTTACCTCCCCAGACTGGATAACCTCCTGAGTTGACTGATAGGTTGGTGGTGCGATTCTGCCAGGGGCGGGAAGTAGTTCCAGCGAGAGATAAGTAGTCGTCATCGTTAAAGAGGGGTTGCGGTTGGTTGTAAAAGCTAGGCGTCAGGCCTACAAAAACACGTCGTGCCATGAGTGATAAAAC